AGGTGATTAAGTCTGTCTTGACCCCCGAACAATATGCTGGCTATCTCATCGGAAACTCGCTAAAATATTTACTACGGGTTAACGATAAAGACACCGTGCAGATGAACATAGGGAAAGCGGAATGGTATGCCGGCCGCTTAGAAAAAGAACTGGAGAAAGAATGAAAGCGAAATACGCTGGAATGGATGGGGTAATCGAGATTGATTACTCGAGAGACGAGAACTTCTCGGCACAGGCTCTGAAGTTGCTGACTGATTACTACATGTTGCCGGAAGAGACGAGCCCGCAGGAGGCTTTTGCTCGGGCGGCCTTAGCCTACTGTGAGGGTGACTATGACTTCGCTCAACGTATTTACGACTATGCTAGTAAGCGTTGGTTTATGTTCGCTAGCCCTGTCCTTTCAAACGCACCGCTTGCGGGCGATGAGCCAAAAGGATTGCCGATCTCTTGCTTTCTTACTTATGTCGGTGACAATCTTGACTCTCTCATCGGCCATAACGCTGAGGTTGCTTGGCTATCAGTAAAAGGCGGTGGCGTAGGTGGGCACTGGTCTGACGTGCGGGGTATCTCAGATAAAGCACCGGGACCTATCCCGTTCATGAAAGTAGTAGATTCAGGTATGACGGCTTGGAAACAAGGACGTACTCGTAAGGGTTCGTATGCCGCCTACCTAGATGTGTCGCACCCAGATATTATTGAGTTCATCAATTTTAAGGTGCCAACAGGCGATACGAACAGGAAATGTTTCAACCTGTTTAATGCCGTAAATATTACCGACGAATTTATGGAGGCGGTAGAAAATGGAACAGAATGGCAATTACGAGACCCTCATGACGGAGATGTCAGAGATTCAATCCCAGCTCGAAGCTTGTGGGAAAGAATACTTGAAGCTCGGTTCAGAACTGGCTCACCTTACTTACACTTTATCGACGAATCCAACCGCAAGCTCCCAGAAAGCCAAAGAAAACTTGGCCTACGGGTTATGGGTAGCAACCTGTGCAGTGAGATCACTCTCCCAACTGACGGAAACCGTACAGCAGTCTGTTGCCTCTCCAGCGTCAACCTCGAAAAGTACGACGAGTGGAAAGAGTCAGGAATGGTTGGAGACTTGGTACGATTCTTGGACAACGTCCTTGAGTTCTTTATCCAAAATGCACCAAGAGAACTTTCAAAGGCTGTTTACTCCGCTAAACGGGAAAGATCAATAGGCTTAGGAGCGATGGGCTGGCATGGGTATTTGCAACAGAACAATCTCCCGTGGGAAAGCATTAGCGCGAAGTTTGCAAACCAGCGTATATTTGCTGACATACACGCACAGGCCCACGCGGAAAGTTTGCGTCTTGGCAAAGAGAAAGGTGAGGCACCTGACATGGCTGGCACGGGACGCCGGAACGCTCACCTTCTCGCTATCGCTCCAAACGCTAATTCTTCTATTATCTGCGGGTGCAGTGCTAGCATTGAGCCTACTAAGTCTAATGCTTATACCCATCGTACTCGTGCTGGGGCTCACCTCGTCAAGAACCCGTATCTCGAGGAGGTCTTAGATGGTCTTGGTAGAAATGATCAAGAGACGTGGAAGAGTATCGTGGCGAATCAAGGCTCAGTCCAGCACTTGGAGTGGATGGACGCCGATACGAAAGATGTTTTTAAAACAGCGTACGAAATCGATCAGGGAGCAGTCGTCGATCATGCCGGGGATAGACAGCCGTACATATGTCAGGCACAGTCAGTTAACCTCTTCTTCCCAGCGGGTTCGCCTGCATCTTATGTTAACTCGGTACACCTACGAGCGTGGAAGGCAAAGCTCAAGTCGCTCTACTACCTCCGGACTGATGCGGGCGTCGAGGCAGATAAGGTTGGAGTCGCGGTTGAACGAGTTGCGCTGAAAGACGCAGAGGAGTGCTTGTCATGTCACGGCTAGAACCTGACGTTACATGTAACATCTGTACGTGTGAATTTGATATCGTGAACGAAGGGGGTATTCAAGGATACATCGGGATTATTCCCTTCAGCCTCTGTCCGATGTGTTACAGTGGACTGATGGATATGTACGATCAACTGTGTGGAGACTTCGATGACAATGAATCCGACGAGCGGTAAAGGAGACCGCTACCGAAAGGTAGACGATAGGAAATACAACGAAAATTGGGATAGGATATTCAGGAATGAAAAAGATAAAGAAAAAAATACTGAAGACTTACCACAAGATACTGAAAGCTTCGGTCAAGAGAAAATTTGACAAGGCTGACGATCTTAATTGGAAGTTATTACAGCTCGAAATCAAACTTAAACAGCTTGACGAGCTAGATGGTAAATCGTAACATAGTTAGTGGGACATAGGTTTTCTCCCAAGCCGGACTGATCCTCCGGCACTTTGCGGCCCCGAAAGGGGCCTTTTTTTCCAACAAATAATGAAAGGACTTACGATGTCTTTATTAGAAGAATCAAAGGTTTATAAGCCATTCAAATATCCGTGGGCTGTCGAGTATGCAGTTTCTCATGAGAAAGTTCACTGGGGAGAATGGGAGGCAAAACTGCAAGAAGATGTAGCTCAATGGCAAGGGGGCAAGCTCTCGGCACAAGAGAAGCATCACATCACCCAGATTCTGAAACTATTCACACAGTCTGACGTGCAGGTTGGTACAAACTACCTCGAGTACTACATCCCGAAGCTCAAGAACAATGAGATTCGTGCGATGCTCACAAGTTTTGCTAACCGTGAGTTTGTCCATCAACGGAGCTATGCTTTGCTTAACGACACTCTAGGTTTGCCTGAGTCTGAGTTCTCTGCATTCCGCGAGTACAAGGCGATGGCTGACAAAGTCGACTTCATGGGCGATATTGATATGCACTCCCACACAGGGATTGCCAAGGCGATTGCCCGATCTGTAATGAACGAAGGCATGTCCCTCTTCAGTGCGTTTGCAATGCTTCTGAACTACCAACGGTTCGGAAAGATGCGTGGCATGTGTGAGATTGTCGAGTGGTCCATTCGAGATGAGAGTATGCACTGTGAAGGAATGGTTAAGTTATTTAGGGAGTTCTGTGAGGAACATCCGCGGATTGTTACAGATGAATTTAAAAAAGACATCTATGATATGTTCCGCGTTGGTGTTTCACTTGAGGACAAAGTTATTGACAATGCGTTTGAAATGGGCGCTGTGGAAGGTGTGTCGGGAGAGGAGATTAAGTCATATATCCGATATCTTGCGGACAGACGGCTCATTATGCTCGGGCTCAAGGGAAACTGGAAGGTCAAAGAAAATCCGCTACCTTGGCTAGACTGGATCATCAACGGGGCAAGCCACAAGAACTTCTTTGAAGGCACTGTAACGGACTACAACGCCGACGGAATGTCAGGAGACTGGGGCTGGCCTACGGAGGTTGAGAAAGTCGAGGAGGCGGCATGAGAGACGCTGACGTACAGCGTATGCTAGACAGACTCAAACTACAGATGGATGCTTGTGAGATGAATCCCACGTTGGGTAACAAGGAAGTTCTTGCAGACGCCTATAAGATGATATACGATTTACGGAACAAACTGAGATTTAGGAAACCGTATGATCGAGATCACACCGACTGAAAAACAAATCAAAGAAGCCCGCCTAACCGCTGGCACAACCATCGGGTTACAGGGGTCCATCACGCGAGGTGGTGGCTCCCCTGCCGGTGCCCTCGGAGAGATAGTTGTTCGAGACTATTTGAACTATATACAGGCCAATACCGCCCATTATGATCTATATACAGATCAGGGCATCAGAATCGACGTGAAGGCGAAGAGATGCACTTCCGCACCCAAACCATTCTACGAGTGTTCTATTGCCGCTCACGGGACTAAGCAGGAATGTGACGAGTATATTTTCGTGCGTGTGTTAAATAACTTGCAACGTGCGTGGATACTTGGTAGGATTTCAAAAGATGAGTACTTTAAGAAAGCTGTACGACACAAACGGGGCGATAGGGACGAAAGTAATAACTTTACCTTTAAATCCGACTGTTACAACCTAGAAATAAGTGAACTATGGCCGATCCAAAAGCACAACTCCTCCACTTCAGTATAGAGCTAAACCGTGATGGAAATCTTGAATTCAATCTGGACTGCGTTGACACCATCGGAATGGAGAGAACTCTTCGCTCTCTTGGTGATCCCGCCTACGGCCCTAAGATTGGTAACATTGTGAGGCACTACTTCCGCCATCTTCAAGAGAAGATCAAGGAAGAGCGCTCATAAAAAAGGGCCCCGTAGGGCCCAAGCTATAATAGTTATTTTTTTATTATAGTTTATTCTATTGGTCCACGCTCTGTGGCATCGCACCCGTGTCGCCCTTGTCACGCAAAACCTTACGCGCAAGCATCGCATCCGAGTCGTTACCTGACGCAATCTTGCGGAGTTCAGCAACAGACATACGTCCGAGTTCTTCGATACGCTGTGTTTGTGCCGCCGCCTTATCCTTCGGGGTAGCCCGTCCTGTCGCTAAGCGAGACTGTGTCTCTGCA